TATTAGAGCCTTTAGGTTTTGGCTTTGGTTTATAGCCAGGTGGTAACCCACTCGGAGGAGTTTTTATTGTCCTTGGATCACCTTTTCTATTTCTTAAACGGATCTCTTCTATTTTGTCTTTATCTGGGCCACCGGGCATATCTCTTCTCCTAATAGTAAGATTTATTTTGTTTCCACCAAGGGATCGGCTCGTCTTCGTAATCCGATGGCAATGATATAAACCCACCTTGTCTAAAACGCATCAAGGCAAGTGTAGTACAGTCCACTAAGTCATCGTGACTGCCATTGGGAAAACTAGCACATTGTTCTATTACTTGTTCAGCCCAACGAGTCGGAGGATGCCATACCAGACCACTCGCAAAAATGTCAGAAACGGCATTAACACGAGAGAGTTTATCCTGACCACGAGACGGAGTATAGTCTGTGACAGGTATTCCAGAAGCTCGTAGCTCCTGTATAAGGGGAAGTCCCGCTGCTTTTGCTTCCACCAAGAAAGCATCAGGTTCATACTGATGATATAGTTCATGGGTACGTTGTTTAAGCTCTGGGAACTCCAATTTTTCATTAACCGAATCAAGAAGGATAATATTTGGTACATTGTCTCCTACCTCATTTGGATGTTCAAATACTCCCCAAGTCGTTATAGCCGAATAGTCGGATCTGGCTGACTTAGTGTGTGCCGTGTCGATTGACTGTATGATGAAGGTGCATTGTGGTGGACTTACGTTATTCCACTCTTGCCAATACTCCCTCTTAATAAGAGCACCTTCTTCAGCCGTAGGTGTTTGTTGATACTGACTAAGCCACTTACCTAACGGAAGTTCGGCCTTTAGAGCATCTAGTTCTTTCTTTGGCCAAAACTCTGGCCAGAGAGGTTCACCATTTTCGTAAACGGCAGGTAGTTCTATAACTTCCCACTTGTCCGAACCCTCTCTTTGACTTGTGGTTTCTAGTATTTTAGCTGTTAGATCAAGCTGTGACCACCTCGTCATTACAATAACGATAGCTCCACCTGGCTGTAATCTCTGTCGAGGGCCAGATGAATACCACTCATAAACACTATCAAAGTATTCCATCGTGGGATTAATACCTGCTGATTCAGTATGTGGATCGTCAATAACAAGCAGATCTGCACCACGACCTGTCATTGCACCACCTACACCGATAGCAAAATATTCTCCACCACCTGATACATCCCATCGTCCTGCTGCCTTACTGTCGGCTCTTAGCGAGACTTCTGGAAATATATCTCTGTAAGTATCTGTATCTATTAGGTTTCTTACTTTACGCCCAAATCTTTGAGAAAACTCTGTCGTGTGTGTTGCAGATATAATCTTTCGACTTGGGTCTTGTCCTAGTAACCAAGCAGGTAATAACCAACTTGTAAGTTCTGATTTGCCGTGTCTAGGAGCAATGTTGATGATAAGTCTTTTTAAATCACCCCTAGATACAGCTTCAAACTTTTCTGCCATTATCCTATGATGTGGGCCTTCCATGAAGATCGGCCAACAATGTCGGACAAAAGGTAAAAACTCTTTCTTGGCTTTTTCTTTATTATTGAGCGTGTTGTACTTAAGAAGGGCAGCACCAATAGCCTGTCTGTGCTCTTCTGGTAACTGATCTAGGTTCTTTAGTAGTTGCTCAACTTGTGTCAAATCCAGATGGTTTTCTTAAATGTCTCTGCCCAAGGACTGTAATAGGCCATTTGTGCTCTGTCAAATGGTGAAAACTCAAGCAACTTGTCTCTAGCTGTTTTGTATTCTTCTTTAACTTCGTCAAATTTTGCCTGTTTTCTAGCAGATTGCTCTTTCAAAGCATCTTTAAGCTGAGAAATATATGTACCTATTGTTTCGTCTAGGTCTTTATCGCTCATGGCTTGGTAATTGTTTTTAGTCATTTCTTCCTCCAAAACTTTAAAAAAGCCACAAAACTGATTGATTCTCTTTAGTGTAATACACACTCCTCTATTATCACTTATACCAAAGTTTTGTGGTTACGTCCTTATATAATTTCACTTTTTTTCATTTTCAAGGCGATTTATTAGGTTTTTAAGGTAAAATTCTGCTTTTTTAAGGTCATTTAGGGGGTCTTCCTTGTGTGGCCACCTCCAAATGTACTTAAAAATGATGCCCCAATGGTAATTTGAAAACGAATCAACATTTGGTGCATCTTCCATCATGGACTCCATAGCTTCTAGGCACTCTATACTACCACTAGTGTAGTGTTTGGGATGATTTACTATGTCTTCTGGTAATTCAAACGCATCCTCTTGTTTCATTTTACTACTGCCCTCCATGAAATAGGGAATTTTTTAGCCATAATTTCATCAATAAGCTTTGCAACCTCCCTAGTGTAGTGTTGTGTATGACTATCAAGGCGTAAATTACACATTTTTGCAAATGCACCTAGTGATCCAGACCAATACCATGAAGTCATAGCAGATTGTGGTAGCACCATTCGTGCATCTTCTCTTGACACACCTGTTCTTAGTAGTGCCGTGTAACAATTAAAGGCAGTATACATAGCATTTTCATATATTTCAGTACACATATACTGTAAATTTGCTTTTAGTCGTTTTGCAGATCCTTGTTTGTTTGCCGTTGCTTGTTCATACCAAGTTCCTGTGCGAAAAACTGATAGGTCTTTCTCGGTGTACCTTCGGCTAACCTCATTCCAAACTAAATATTCATGTTTAACAAGTTGTCTAGCTACAAATATAGGTGCATCTACCTTGAAAGACGCAAAACAATGGTTAAATGGGGATGTATGCTTATGTTCTGCCAAATAATTAATGAGCTTTACGTCTTTATCAGTAACCTCTTCAGTAACCCTACTGTCGTTTGCGTAAGAAACCCTAGCAGAATTGACTACAGTTTTGTCCGTACCCATAGTGTTGACTAGCTCTACTTGGGATACCTGACAATTCTTTGCTAACCATTCTCTAGCTTCAGTCATCTGTAAGCCTTTTCTCGTACCATTCTATTTCTTCTTTCGTGTAATCGGAGTATCCTTCGTCATCACCAGAATACGCCATCCTCCTTCTTTTCATCTCTTTTTCTCCCAAGTCTTCTGGCAATGTGCTCTTCCATGATTTTTGTTTTTCTTGTTTGTTCTCGCTTTTCCTCTTCAGTAGTGCCAGGCCTGTGGTCATAGCAATACCAATCCTTACCCGCGTTTGGTGAAAAACAAGCACCAGCTTTCGAGCCACAGTACGCACAGAATTTATCAAAAAGTGGATTACTGTAAATCGCATCCTTACCCCATCCTTTGGGATGAGTATCTGTAGGCTCTTCCTTCACCTTCTTCGAGGAATTTGTTGATTGCCTCTCTAACAATTTGCGCCGCAGAGACATGAGATCCCCCCTTTCTTGTTCTATCAACTGCCATTTTATACAACACCTCAAAATCATCTTCGTAGATTAAAATGTTGTAAGACCTTTTCTTTCTTAAATCTGTACTAGTTCTGGGCATCTTTGCATACCTTTTCATGTTTATTATTTTCCCAACAATCACCATGTGGCAAGTGCATCTTCCAAAACATATCCCATGTACCCATTGTTGCAAAAAGAACCATCGCAGGGAATACGAGCATAAAGAATACTATGGCCAAGAACGCAAGACCAAAGCCTTTATTGTGATATGGTTCATCACTCATCATTTGATTTAACTCCCATTGAAATTGTTGCCCATGATCTTCTTTTATATTTCGGTTTGACAAACAGGTTGTCTGGAATGAAAGGAAGAGTAATTCCATTTTTTTGTCTGCCATTGTTTTTGTAATTCATTGCACAAAGTGGGGAGCAAAATTCTTTTCTTTTATGAACATAATTCATTTCCTTACCACATCTTTTACATTCACTTGTGCCTTTATAACGATTAACTCTCAATCTGCTACTCCCATCCTTTCTTTGTATTCATCGTACAAGGCAGAATTTCCTGTCCCACCTGTACCATCTACACCCCAATTACAGGATGCTAGTAAGATAAGAAGAAACAAGCAATAATACGAGAAGTATTTGCAGAAACCCAAGAACATAGTATAGGTTTCCTCTGCTTGCTTTTGACATTGTTTTTTTATGCTCATTCTTGTCCATCCTTTTTCTCCTTTGGGTGATACACCTCTACGTAACTTTTACAATTTGGGCAGGTAAGATTAGAGACAATTATATAGTCATTGTCATCATCATCTATATCGTGATCTCCTCCCCAAATCAATTCTTCTGCACAGTTATAGCACTTCATAACCTACCCTGTACTGTGTAAGCCATAAAGTTATAGCTTTGCCACACTTTAGTCTTAAAACCTAGTCCATTTAGCTCTTGCTCTAATAAACTTTCGTTTTTGCAGAACATAGAGTTAGATAGTTCTATATCTTTATCTAATATTTCCTTATCTGTGAAGTGTTTTCTTTTTTCTTGTATATGCTGACGATGTACAAGCATCTGCAATATAGGATCATTAAGGTACACCTTTTCTGCTATAAGAAGTATTGCACCTTTGTCTATTACCTCTTGTATTAGTGGTAATATTCTTTGTCTCTTTGTTCTACCTAAAAATTGCAGAGTAAACATTGAGATAAGAACGGAAGTATGACCTATCTTAGAACTGATACTCATAAGGTGATCATACACATCTCCCTTATGGAATTGAAAGCCTTTTTTACGATTTTTAAAATCCACAACGTCTATTCCGTGATAATGGGTATCTTTGTTTTTATTAAGTTGATGTAAGAACGCTCCTGTAGAGCAACCCAAGTCCACCACATGAGAGTATGGTTGTGCGTAGTGTTCTGCAATCGACTTAAATATAGCAAACAAAGAAGAATAGTTTGGTATTGATTGGTTAATGTGACTGTCAAAGTCTTCTATCTTACTAAAATCAAACATGGTCTTTATCTACCTCCATGATCCTTGTACCTAAAAATTCCATAACGTTTATAGACATACCTCTACCAACTGCTTCGTATCGTTTGGAAACAGGACATTCTTCCTTCGGTTTCCCTCTGTAAGGTACTTGGGTATAATTATCTGGTAAACCCTGAAGCCTTTCACACTCCAAAGGCGTTAATCGTCTTACGATTGATTGTCTTGGTGCTTTTACACCTTCGTCTACTATACAAGGGGTAATATTCCCTCCTGTCATAGAATTAAGCGTTGGTGATGTGAAGTCGTTTCTAACTCTTGGCACACCATCTGGTGACTTAGGCTCAAAGACAATACTTACACATGGTTGCCTATTACCTCCTGTCATAGCGTTTAAAGTTGGGGATACCTCTTCTTTCTTTATTCTAGGTGCTCCATCATCTGGTGATCTTGGTTCAAATACTACACAAGTCTCCTGTGATTTATAATCCCTAGCCGTAAGAGTAGATGCTACATCCTCTTTTCTAACCCTTGGTGCTCCGTCATCGGCTGATCTGGCCTCAAATGTACCTTGGTATATACTTGGTACTTCTGTTGCCGTAAGTGTGTAGGTTGCACCATCTTTCTTAAAACCATCTCCATTTACACGAGAAAAGTTACCATGAAT